CGCTGTTGCTGTTGCGGTAGAACGGTAAGCAATAATACTTAGCGGGTCGACGTTGCTGGTTGCTAGACGTTTTTCGCCATAGAAAGTTATGTAGCCTGGGAGGGTCTGATCATATCTACGGAGAACCATGTTTAAGCGATCAACAATGGTATGGCCTCGTTGCCAGTCACCGAAATACATTGGGAACAAGTTAGCCGCTGTGTTACCAGAGAACTCGCTTGGATTATCAACATATTTATTGACTACAACATCAAAGCCCAACATACGGCCAACGATACCATCAGCATCGCCTGGGTGCATTCTTTCGAAAATTGGTGTGCCGTTAGAATCTTTCAAGCCACGGATTTGTGCCAAGAAGATTGGGTTTACCAAGAATTTCGCTGTAGGTGTCCAGTATTGTTGTGGCAAGTTGTAAATGAAGTTAATCAAATCTTGATAAGTTACATTTGCCGCACCAACTGTGTTGCCGTTAGTAGTTAATTGGTCATATACAGCCAAGCTGTTCAAACCGTTGCTAGTAGCAATACCAGAAGTACCGAACGCACCAGTAGTGATTGTGCCGCCAGTATAAGTACCATTAGCACCGTAGTTAGCATATTGATTCAAACCACGCAAACCTTGTGTTCCACCGTATGTATTTGGGGAATCGGTTTGATCGTTGTTTTTAATCATGGACAAGCCTTCTTGCTGGCTAAATTCCATCAACATATCATCAACCACATTGGCTTCTAAACCATCAATATCATCAAGTGCCGCAGTACGGATTGGGAACTGGACATTCAAGTCTTGAAGAACTTGTTGCCAAATAACTGTAGATTCAGTTGTTGGGTTAGGGCCACTAGATGTGTTGTTGTTTACTGGATAACCCCAGAAAGCACCGGCATTACCAGTTTTTGCACGGAACTGATAAGTAGAGCCATCAGTTGTTACATTACGGGAAAGGCCACGCATAGGGTTAATCAAACGGAGTGTATGGAACACAGGATCGTAAGCTGTACGACCACCGATGTTGTAACCACCACCAGTTAAAGATGAACTCTCAGTTAAGTATGCTTGATATTGTGATTCATCTTCAAACATCTTGAGTTCTTTTTCCATCGAACCTTTTTTAGCAAACTTTTTGAGTTGCTCACGAACCATCTTGTTTACATCTTCTTTGATGGTTTTAGCTGGTTTGATGATAGAAGGTGCAGTATTGATTTCAGCAACACGGGCTTTAATGGTTTCTAACTTCTCATCCATTTCAGCTTTAGCGGCTTCAATAGCGGCAACTGCTTCAGTTTTTACTTCTTGAATCTTAGATTCGTTTGATGCTTCGATAGCATCTAACTTTTCAATGATTTTGTCAGACATGATATTTCCTTATTTGATGCGTTTAGATAATGCCTTTAACAATTCTCTTTCCTCTAGGGCTTTAAGAACTGTATCAGCTTCGTTTACCACCGCTTCCAACTCACTTGGTTGTGGTGTTTCTTTAATAACTTCCTTGTTTGCATCACGCAATTCAAGAATCTTTTTAAAGACGGAAGATGCGGTGGTCGCACCTTTCTTGGACAGGCCAGCATCACGCAAGGCTTGTTCAACTAAGCGAGGATTTAAATGCCCTTCGGCATCAAAACACTCTAATCTTTGAATTTCAGCATTAGGATTGTTTGGGTACATAACTACAGAAACTTCCCGCAAACCACCTTTAGTAATCTGAAAATAGGATTCATCATCATCGTTATCATCATCCATTGGCTCACCATCAGCACCAACCCAACACGCTTCATCTGCGTATGCGCCAACTGAAACGCCACCAAATAGATTTGGAGATGATTTCAATACTTCGTAAAGGTCAGAACCAGTAGAAGTATTCATAAATAGATTGCCTTTAGCAACCATGCCATCTTTATCAAAGTTAAATTCATTCCATTGACCGACTGGCATACCCATGTCGTTATGGTTTAGAAACATTGGTAATGGTTTACCCTCAGATTTAAACTGTTCTGCCCATTCAGCAAAGCCGTCAGGCTGATAGTTAAACTTTCTACCGTCTGCGCCCTCACGCTTACCCCATGTAGTAACACGGGCAACAATATTGCCGCTAGGATTTTGGGATTCTTTGCCTTGTTTTTCTAGGCTTAGTTGTGCTTCGCAAACGACTGTCAGGTTTTGATTCATTTATAATCCCATCTTTAATCGAGTAATCGATGTCGTATATTATATGAGATTTTTTTGATTTTATCGGCAGTTTAGCATTAAACCGCCTAATCATTGAATCCAATCTATCTTTTATTGTCATTAAGTTGTGCCAATATTCATTTTGCGGGTTTGATTGCCCCCGCCACCACCAGTATCTTGTGGGCTTGTGCCTGGAATAATTTTAGCTGTTTTCGATGTTACTGGTATATCTGTAGATGATAATTTTTGTGTATTAACGCCACCTAATTCATCACCGCCATCAATTTTGGCAATATTCAAATATTCACGGGCTTCATTTGGGGTCATAATGCCACCAGCAACGCCAGCATTAACAAAATTCATTTGGTCTAATGCCGCACCCTTCAAGAAATCCTTAGTATCAAAACGGATTGCAAGGTTTGGATAACCTTTTAATAATCCCATTTTGAATTTTTGCTCAATATTAATAATCATTGGGTACATGGTAGTTTTATAAAACTCATCCAATAATGTTTGAGTATTATTATATTTACCCATTTCCAAACCTAATAATTGTGCTGGTACGCCAAACAATGCACAAATACGCTTAGTGGTTTGATCTTTTAATTTGCTGGCTTCGGCATCTTGCAATGTCAGCATATGGACTGGCGTATAAGTCATGCCTTGATCTAGCAACATTCCTTGACCTGGCTTGCTCAAATCGCTTGGGCGGCTACCAGTCATGCTAGACCATGCTTCTTTTAGTCTGGCGGCAATTTCTTTAAATTTGCTGTCTGGAATTACTTGAGTTGTGCTGAAAATGCCAGATGGCTTTGCGCCATTTTGCATGACATAGTTAGCATACAAGTCAATATCAGTATCAAGTGCCACTAATTCAGTTGCCAAAATACCTTTGTTAAAACCAGCAGAACCTTGCCACGGGGCTTCGGTGCAATGTATTACCTGATAAGCGGCCAATGGCTCATCCTTGTTAAATCCGTATGTTGGTGTAGAAACACGGTATGTCGGATAACGGGCTGGGCTGGCTTGAACGGTAATTAGAGTTGCATCAAGGTTATATAACTCAATCGGGGTTTGGTTAGGGTCTTTTTGGTCTTTACGGTATAACAATGTAAATACTTCACCAGCTAGGGAATACCATAATGCCCATTGATACCAAAACTCATATTGGTTTTGAAAGTTATTTGGCTCAGTTAATAGATTTAATGTCTGTTTTGCTTTGTTTTTATCCCGTGTGCCAGATTTATCAGACTTTAAACAATCTTCAAAAGTGCCATCATCAGTCTTATACATGACTGTTAATGAACATTGCGCTAATGCTCTAGCAATCATATTGGCACAAGACATTACCGTACTATTACGGGATAGCACCGACATATCCACAACTCGACCCGCATTGGTGGCCGATGCTGTAGTTACATACAGTAATTGGAAGTTTGCGCCTTGTTGACCGCCTTGATTCTGGCGTAATATTTGGTTACCTAGCTGGGTTTGACCAAATAGAGTATTGTTTTCGTTAAGGTTTTGCACGGAAACTTCTGATGTTTGCACCTCATTTTTGGGCAAATTGTATTTATCTTTATTGAATATATCTAACATTCCCATGATTTTTCCCTTACATTTCCTAACGATTTTACATCAAAAACTTCTGAATCCGAATGAATTTGATACAAAAGGGTTATCTAAACTGCAATGGGCGGCAATAATCATGGCAATAATCCCGTCAACTTTGGCTGATTTGTCAGATTCGTTCTTGCGAACCTTGATATTTCCGTTCACATCTTCATACACTTCACAATTTCCTAGTTGCCATCCTACAAATGGGTTACCATCGTGTTTAATTTGATGGTTCATTATTAGCTTTTCTACATACTTGGAAGGATTATTTAACACGGCCATCCCCTGTCCAACCTTTTTTACAGGAATACCAGCATCATGCAAACGAGCAACCATAGAAGCGGCATTGTAAGCATCGTAACCTACCTCTTTTACATCATACTTTTCACATTGGTTTTTGATGAATTCGCTAATCTCCCGATCATCCATTACATTACCTTCGGTCAGCTTGAGAATCCCAGATTGGATGGCTACTTCAAATATATCCAGATAATGCTTGGGTATTAACTCAAGTGCGGCTTCTGGCAAAAAGAATTGAAACTCAGCAAAGTATTCGTTTTCTTGATAACGCTTTAAAGTGCATACGGCATTTAAGTCACGGGTGGCCGCTAAGTCAAATCCGATAAATACGGCTTCTGGGTCTTGGGCTGGCAATACATCGGCAGATTCATCCCAATAATTGCGGTCAATCCATGCGCTATTGGCACTAACAAATATGTTAAGTGTCTTGCATAAGAATTCATTAAGTGCGGCTGGCTTGTGTTTGGCTTCTTCGCATCGTTGAGCAATCGCATCTTCAAATACAGATATGCCGTGCATGGGGTTAGCCTTTGCCCAGGTCTTAGGGTCTTTCCAGTCATCTTCTGGGTCTAGGCCATAAAGCAAACCAAACCATCTTGGGTTGTCAGTTGCTTCGCCATTAAGCATTGATTCAAACATCGACATATCTTCATAAAACTTGGTGTCTTTAGTAAAGCTGGCAGTAGTGATGTATATACGCAATGGATTTTGACGGGCAACCATACCAGAATGTAATACTTCGATAGAGTTGCGATCTACAATCTGGGCGGCTTCATCCACGATTACGCATGATGGGTTTTTACCGTCACCCGTCTTTTTGGTGTCACGGGATAACGCCTTAAACATTGATTGTGAATCGCCAGAGTTTTTAATTTCGTATTTGCTGACTTCAAACCATGATTGAGCTTCTGGCGGTAAGTTTTCAATAAATCCTTTGGCGGCATCAAACACAATGGTTGCTTGTTCACGATTAGTTGCCAGAGTAAAAACTTCTGCACCGACTTCGCCAAACTTTAATTCGTAAAGTGCAATGATGGCCGTTAGTGTCGACTTACCAGCTTTACGGGGAATGTATAGTATTACATCCGTGACCATCCGTTTAGATACATCCGTCTTTTTACGGAATCCATAAACGGCACAAATAAAGAAAATTTGGAATGGGTCTAATACTATTGGCTTGCCAGCATCAGGGCCTTTAGTGTGTTTCATGTGCGATGCAACATCTAACACATGGGCGGGAAACCTATAATCAAAAATCCAGTCCCATTCTGTATTAGCGTATTGATCTAAAAATCGTTGACAGGATGCACGAACATTTCGGCAAACATTAATTTTGCCATCGACTACATCGTGTGCGTATTGAACCCCTAATTCCCAATTCATCTAGCCAATGGGCCAGCGGCTAATCTTGCAACTGGCGATTCTTTTCTTATATTAGTCTTTACTAACTTGGACTTAGGGGTTAGCCCTAATTCGTTCATCAGCCTTACAATCTGTGTCAATGTCTTATCCCTAATACTAATCAACGGATTTGGTGCAAGGGTTTTGCCATCGTTGGTAGATACTATTAGGTCTGCACCAATTAAACCAATATTACAATTCACATAGGTTTCAATCTGGTCTGCCAGCATACTTAGCGTATGTTTGTTCTGGTCATCATATATCCCGTAACTGTCATATATGTAATTGGCAGTTTCTTGGGTAAATTTCTTTTTGTCCCAGGCTAAAGGATTTTCCATCCACTCCGCATGGGGAATTCTTTTACGCAAATTCGCACTTAGGGAATTCCCTTCGACTAAGCGCAACTCAGTTGGTTTGTTTTCCATGCGTATTATTATATACCCCCCCTCATACTTTGTCTTTTGTAGAAAATTAGCCCCCGTGCTTGCTTTTTAAAACATCCACATTATTTAAGTTTCTAGCAATGCTTCCCAACCTATGCGTATTGGGCATTAAACAGGGCTGTGAGCCACGATCGACTTGTAGTCGTGGATAGCATAGTCTTTGATGCCATCGCTTGTGTAGTGACGATATACACCATTCTGTTCTAGTGCTGTCTTTGAACTATGACACTCAGCACATAGACTTTGTAATATGTTGTTGTAAAAGGCATGACTGCCTATCTGTGACCAAGCGAATAGATGGTCTATATGCTTGGCTGAGTTAATAATTCCTTTGCATAAGCAAGCCTGGCATAACGGTTGTTTGCCAAGTTGCATTGTTCGCATAGTTTTCCATGTAGGCGTTTGGTAATAGGCGTTGTTCTCTGCTCTGTGTTCTTTTGGGGCAAATCGCCAAACATCACGGCCACCGTGTTCAATGCAATGAATACTAAACTTTGATCTTGCGTTTTTGCAACCTAGTGTTTCGCACTTTTGGTTGTTTGGTAGGTATGGCATTGATTTCCATTAATTCAGCCGCTTCACGCAATAGGTTTTGTAAGTTAATAATTCGCTTAGTTTGCTCACCTAATTTATGCAAAACACGCTGATAATCTTGTAATAATTCTTTATATCGGGCTTCATATGTAACCCGAATTACTTTTTTCTTAATTTTTAATATCCTGGGTCTTGGAATATATGAATTGGGTTGTTATCAATCCAAACATCAATTTCAATGCCTAATGCTTTTACGGCTTCCATCTTGGCATGACCATCAGCAAATATGCAATGATCTTCACCAATGATTTGTCCGATTGAGCCTAATAATTCTTTATTTTCGTCTGGATCGGTACTATGAGTAACGCAATACACTTCGTCTTTTCTTAAGCGGCAAAGTTCAATAAATACATTCCAAAATTTAGGATCAACATTGTATGTACCGTTAAAATCTAGCCCAAATGTCATTGCGCCTTTTTTCTTGCCTTCTTCTTTAAATCCGCTGGCGTGGGCGGCAACCGCAATTTGCATGGCTTTAGATTTGGTCGCAAATGGGCCTTTGCTTCCAAAATACCATCCATCAGATTTTTTAACAACTGGCATATTAATCCTTTGGCAACTTTGTTTGGTGATAAGTATAAAGCCAGACTTGTTTGCGACCTTTTGATGTGGATTCCACTAAATCACGGCTTAAATGTCGTGCTTTTCGCAAATAACATAAAGCCATTGATATTTCATTAGGTTTTAAATCTGGGTTTGCTTCTCTAATGTTTTGTAAAGTTTGAGAAACACCTTTGTCAATAAATGTTTGTCTTACTTTGTTTGCCGCATTTGCCATATATTATCCTTTTGAATATATGTATTATATCAACCTTTTCGGGGTTTTTTGGGCATTGTGGGTTTGGCAATCTTCGCTGGTGGCGTTGCAAAATAGGATTTTGGCAAATGTGGGTGATGCGATTTGATTTTATGCAAACCAGCAATATGTTCATGCCGCTTTAATGGGTCTTTTGGTTTATTGGCTACATGATGTACGCCATGTTCTTTAAAATGATGCGCCAACCCAATTTTTGGCACATTTTTGATGTGTTTAGTCGTTTGGTCTTGATGGTGATATTTTGACCCTTTAGTTGGCTTTTTGGGTTTTTTTCTTAACATCTGCCATCGTCATCCAAGTCAATCATTTTTAAAACCCGTATTGCAGATTCCACATTATCAACCCGTACCAATGGCCCACCAGTCCATTTAGCTAAAAATGCCAACTGTGGCTTTGTGTGCAACGCTTTGGGTGACGATTTCACTTCCATCAATATTGTGTGTTTGTTTTTATAGCCGACCAATAAATCTGGCACTCCAGCACCACATTTTGATAAATCAACAACAACTGCGCCATATTTTCTTAGCGCATCCATAATTTCTTGTTGGTTTTTGTCTGTTCGCTTTGCGTAACTCATTGATTTGTATTAAATGTGCGTTATTATTATGTAACTTTACCACATGGGGGATTCGTATGCCTGGCTATTATTTAAGCGATGAAGAATTTATAAGTGAGTGGAAAAAGATAGGAAGTCCGCAGAAGTTTGCAGAAATACATAAACAAGATGTAAGATCAATTTATAACCGTAGGCGGTCTATTGAAACAAGACATGGCATTGCATTGCCTACATTTAATGATCAACGGGTTGAATTAAAGAAAAAAATACAACAAACAGAAGGACATACAAGAAGGGGGTTTGATCTTGAAAAAGGCCGTGTTATTGTTTTTAGCGATGCTCATTTTTGGCCTGATATTACTACCACCGCTTTCAAGGCTTTGCTGGAATCAATTAAAGAATTTAAGCCAACGGCAATTATATGCAATGGTGACGCTTTTGATGGTGCTGGGATCAGCCGTCATCCTAGAATGGATTTCGATAAGTTGCCATCGGTAAAAGAAGAATTAGAGTGTTGTCAGCATTATTTGGGTGAAATTGAAAAGGTTGCACGGGGCGCAAAGTTGTTTTGGCCAATGGGCAACCATGACCAACGATTTACAACCAATGTGGTTAATTTCTTGCCAGCATTTGAAGGTGTGCCAGGTACATCGTTAAAAGAGTATTTCCCAATGTGGCAACCGTGTTGGTCTGTTTGGATTAATGAAGATGTAGCAATTAAACATCGCTGGAAAGGTGGATGGACTGGTGGAAGAAATAATACAGTTAATGCTGGCGTTAGCATGGCTACTGGTCATACTCATGTGCTTTCTGTAATACCTTTCAATGATTACAACGGTACAAGATATGGAATCCAGACTGGCACATTAGCTGATCCAAATGGCCCACAATTCAATTACACGGAAGATACGCCTAAAGATTGGAATTCTGGCTTTGTAATGATGTCATTTGAACGATCAAGATTGCTTATGCCAGAAATCATTAGGGTTTGGGGCGAGGATGAAGTAGAGTTTAGGGGCAAGATACACGGAGTTTGATTATGCGGCTATCACCAGAAATCTTACGCAATATGTATGCAACTCTATATTGTTGCTATCCGTTTACTAAATGGAAAATGCCTTTGCCAGAAGAAATTGATTTTCAAGTTACCTATGACAAAGATGCTTTAGGTACATATATGCACGATACTGGTGGCGAGTACGAACATACTATTACTGTATCAGCCGCCAGATGTGGGCATTTGTATACAACCCTAACTACGCTTGCCCATGAAGCCGTACATATGTCTTTTCACCGTTTAAAAGGCGATAAATGGGCGCATCACGGTAAAGCATTTAGAACACGATGCAAAATGGTTGCAGATGAATTGGGATTTGATCCGCTAGAGCTTTAAAAGTTGGCGTTCAAAAAGTTCACCAATGGTTTTACGGTGTGCATCCTCAAAGACCGATACCCTTTCGGCTTTTGACCATATCGCGCCTTGATCCAACTCCGTGTGGCACTTAAAGCACAAGGCCGCAATCCGATAATCATGGGCTTTAAGTCCTCGACCTTTGCCATCTCTAAGCTGATTGGAATGTGCCGCAACGATTGTGCCATCTTCAATACCGCAATGTTGACACGGAAGCTGGCGTACAACTTCCAGCAACCGTTTATTTCGATACATCAATGTATTTTTTCTTTACCTAATTCAATCGCCAAATCTTCCAACTCTTGAGCAATATCAACAATATCACTTGAAATCAATACCGCATCTTGGCGTTTGTTTTTCAAAAAAGCATCATGCAGTTTCTTGGTAAGAATTGTCATACGAATCATTGGTTCTGCATAATCTCTCATAGTGTGATCTTTTCAATATGTCGATTGGAAGCCTGTAATGTGCGCCAGGCATCAAAGCGCATTTTGGATAGTTCGAGAATCCATTTTAATCGTTCTGCTTCTTTTGTTGCTAAACCTATATCGTGACCTAATTGCACATAGTCTTGACTGGCATATGCTTCCCGTTCTTGTGCGCCAACTGTGTTTTCACCACTACGCTTCATCATAATACTTTTAAGTGATGATTTATATACTTCCAGTTGAGCTAAAGTGCCTTTTGCATCACTAAATGCTTCAAAGTTGCGTTCTATTTCTTCAAAAATAGATTGCAGTTCATTATCAAATTTCATTTAAGGTTTAACCAAAGTCCTGTTTGACCAATAGCGTAACCAATCCAAATAATAGCGTTGGCGGTTGCGCCTTTTTGAAATTGCAGTATTCCAGTAATTAAATATCCAATGCCTGTTGCGGCAACGATCCATTGTTCAACCATTCGCCATCCTTTCCAGTATTGCCAAGTTTGTATTGCTCATAAAACAATTCCCAGACCTGATGTTCAAATTTGGTTTTATCAATGTATTCACGAAATACTTTCAATCCCCATTGCCTACGCCATACTATTAGTTGTCTTACTACGCAACGCACCCGATATTCGTTGTCTGTATTCCCAGAGTGATTCTCCAGCATACGGGTTTAAACCGATTTCTTTACCTTTTTTGATTGTAAGTTCTTCAGTTGAAGTCCAGGGGATTTCTTTTTCCTTTGGGGCTTCGAGGGTGATTTCATCTTCAAATCTGTAGCCGTTGAGCCAACTTGCGGGATAGGGAATGTAGGCTCTATCTGTGTTTTGGAGTTCCCAATATTGAATATGTAAGTCGATAGCTTTAATAGCAAGCTGTCGATTTTCTGGGCTAAGTTTTTTCCATGCTTTTTCAGCATCCTTTTTAGCCACCTTACGGGGGTATTTTTTGTAGAATTCCTCAAACATTCTTTCTCCTGTTCTATACCTTCTTTGATTGCCGCAACTACGCCTTTTTGTACCAAAAACTGTAAGGCTTCCTCATCATAATGCACTACACAAATTGCACCGCCATCTGGCAATTCTTCCATGTGTTCTACTGTGATTTTCATAATTTATCCTTTGTTATTAGACAGAAGTTAAGTTTGTATAGTAACTATCTTAGTTATGTATTACAAGTTCCTTTGAGGATGAGCAAACCTAGCCTACCTAGATTTGCCTTCAACTGTGTTCCTTCTCGGAATCGCAGAACCCGTCAGTCTTTCGTGGAATCGGCACTAACTTCGCCACCGATCTTGCGCTATTACATCCACTTACCCTACTAGTAACGCTTGTATTCTGATCGCTACGATGTCGTTAGAGCCGCCAATCAGAACCAGCAGAAATAGAAAAA